CTGCTGGATTACCTGGAGTTCCTGTAATTGTAAAATCAGAATTAGGAACATTAATAGAGCCATTTCTAACAACTCTTACAACTTTTCCTCTGGCAGTTCCACCACTAGAGTTCCAAGAAACCATTTGACCAACTCTAACTGAATCGGCTTTTGACATTTCTGGAATCATTTCTTCAAACTCTTCTCCAGAATTTTTCATATCAGAATTTACATACCCATCTGGAATTACTGCAAGTCTACAAGCACCTTCTTCTTCAATTTGTTGAGCAATAATTGCACAGGCAATAGAAGATTTGTGAAGTGCACAGTTTCCACACTTTACCCCAATGGAAGCATTTTCATTATTAGCACCACCTTCATAACCAATCCAGATGCCCTCTGATTGATCTAACGGTCCAAGTTCTTCTGTTAATTTTAACAATGAATCTGCAAAGGCTTTTTCATCTTCTGAAAGCATATTGTAAAGGGGTTCGCCTTCCCATTCTGCTGATTCAATAATAGCCATATTACTATTATATCTTATCTTTGGTCATAATGTGCAATGAGTGTCTCAAGAAAGAATCTTTCATCATCAGTAAAGGTATTTATATTATCTTTTATATAGCTTACTTGTTCTGGAGTAACTGCAACAACAGTTTGTCCCTCAGTAAATACTATATCTATTACGTCTTGCATCCAAAGACTTTGTGCCATTTCTCCAATAGCTTCATAGTGTGCATAGTATAATTCTGGATAAAGATCTCTACATTTTGAAGTAATCTTATATGTAAATTGATCTGATACAGAGTCATACCCCATAATTTCCATAGCACCTATTTCAATTAGGTATTCAATCATTTCTGATAATTCTTGATTATCCATTTCCTCATTATCTTCCATGGGGTAATGACTCCTTTACAGATAGTGGTGAAACTCTTATATACATAGAATCTTTATATAGGTCATTAAGAGAATTAACTCCAGAGTAAGAGCAGCCACTTCCAAGCCCACCTCTAATGTCCTTGATTACATTCTTTACAGATCCTTTATAAGCAATCTTTGTAGAAATTCCTTCTGCAACTGCAATATCTTTATCTTTATTAGCTTCTTTACTAGCCATTCCTCTAAAAGATTTAAATTTTTTGTCTCCCTCAAAATATAGATCTCCAGGAGATTCCTTAGTACCTGCTAGTATTGATCCTATCATTACAGCATCTGCTCCTGCAGCAAAAGCTTTTATCATGTCTCCCGTACTTCTAATTCCACCATCTGCTATGATTCCAGCATTTAAATTAAACTTATCTTTTGCTTCTCGGATGTTTATAATTGAAGAAAGTGTTGGAATACCATGTCCAGATACTATTCTTGTAGTACACATGCTACCACCACCAATGCCCACTCTAATAGAGTCTGCACCTGCGATATCTAATGCTATAAAACCCTCTATAGTAGAAACATTTCCAGCCATAATATGAACAGAGTCTCCTACAAGACTTCTAAGCCTAACAACTGCATCAATAGCCATCTTGCTATGACCATTTGCAGTATCAATTAATAGCATAGAAGCTCCAGCAGAGATGAGTTTTTCTACCTGCTCTTCAAGGAATGTACTTGACAGTGCTGCACCAACGGCTAATTTAAGATCGCTATGATTATAAACTTCTTTAACCATTTTTATTTGTTTTTTTACAGACATAAATCTATGGATGATTCCAATTCCACCAGATTCAGCAATTGCAATAGCCATATCTTTTTCGCAAACCGTATCCATTGGAGAAGCAATTATAGGTAAGCTTAACCAGGAGTGTCCACCAATATTCATAGAAGTATCTACAGAATTTCTACTAACAACTTCTGAATATTGTGGAACCATTAAGATGTCATCAAAACAAATGTCGTTCTTTAATAAATATTCTTTCAAAGATTTAAATCCATTTTCTACTAAATTAAATTAAAGTTTATAAGATATTCTTTAATATCTTCTGTCATCTCAGGTTTAGATTTTATCATCTTTTCCTCATCCTTGTCAACTTTAGGACGAGACTTATATGTATGAATTTCTACTTCCTGAATTTTTTCTCTTCTTGTATGGCTTATTGCATTATAAACAGATCCACACATAGCATCTGCAAGGTCCTTAGATTTCTTTCTTGGGTGATCAACTCTATTATTATTCATAATTCTAAGTTCCTGCATTTCTTCAAGTAATAAATCTATTTGAGGCAAGACAATTCTTTCTTCATAAACAAGCATGGATAAATCTTCATAGTGTTTTTTAGCTACTGACAAGGTTTCTGTTTTTATTCCTACACTACTTAGATCTCTTTGAATGTCAAAAGAGTTCCAACGGTCAAATGTTACTAATCCTAAATTAAATCCAAGTCTTCTTAAATTAATAATCCAATTTTTTACTTCTGACAAATCTACTGGACCTTCTTTTTTAGGCTCCCAATATACAATTGCATCAACTACAACAAATGGAACAATCTGTTGATAATCATTAAATGATTGTAGGCTTACCCATTTATCAATATGGGCAATTGATACAGCACACTTATCATGCTTTTGTGCAAGGTCAGCATGGACATAGTAAGTTACATCTGGGTCTGGCTGAAATGATTGTTCAACTCTTTTAGAAACATCAATTGGATTATGTTTTTTGAAAGCCATTCCAAGCTTTTCCCTATTTTTAAAGAATGCATCAGATGATGTAGTTGGCATACAAGCAAAACGCATCAAAGCATCTGGCATATCTGTAAAGAAAGCTAATTTAAAATCTTCAATTTTTCTTGTGGGATTAATTTCCCACGTTGGTCTTTTAAGTGCAAAGACTCCAGGAAGTTTGTATGAATTGATATGATCTTCGTCCCACTCCACAGTAAACTTATTTTGTGGATCATCTTCTGACAGCACTGGGTTTAAGATAAACTCGTGCGATCTTACAATAGTTTCTTTTTCTGCAATAACATCTTCGTATCTTGTTGAAATAAAGTCACCTTTAAAACGAGGGAATGAAAGAAGAACTACCTTGCCAAAGTCTGGGAAACGTGAGTCAACAGATCCACGAAATGCTTTGTATATATTATCAGCTGTTTTAGCATGATCGTTTCCACTTGCAGACTCCATTGCAAATCCAGAAATTTCATCAAGAATTGCAAGCATTAAGTTTAGACCTTCAGCAGATTCTCTTTCAGAGTGACCAGAGTATACAGTTATAGCCTTGTCAAATTCAATACTGTCAATTTTTGGTGGAGAAAACTTTCCTGCAAACCAGGAAGATCCTTCTATCTTACTTCTAAATCCTTTGAAAAAAACATTCTTTGCTTGTTGAGCATTAATAGCAACATTCATAATATCAATAGCATCATTAGATGGCTTCCCAAAATATCTTGAAGGATCTTTTAGGCATAGCAATTTATAAACTAAATAAGAGCATCCTACTGTAGAAGTATAATCTTTTCCACTACCTTTTCCAAGTTGCATAATGATTTCACTTTTAGTATATTTTTTATAATGCTCTTTACCAGCTTCTTCGCCCATATACCTAATGATATCTTTTTCTTGATATATTTGGCTCATACATTCAACAAGAGTATATTGATACTCTGATAAATCTGGTTGATTTAAATACTTTTCACCTGTAACAAATGTTACAACGTCAACTGGGGTTTCTGAAAATGGTGACTCATCAAGAGCCTCCATAAAATCACTAATATCAATTGTCAATTATAACTACCCCACCCTCATTAACTTGAGAAAGTTTTGTTAAAACTTTTGGTCTACAAGATTCACAGGACGAAGTAACTTCTTTAAGAATGCTTATAAGAATTTCTTGCTTTCTTTCTGTTTCTAAAAGTTCATCAGCAAGTTCTTGATTATCAAGTAGTCCTGCTTTTTGTAACATCTCAAGTCTCTTACTTTCAATATCAGCAATAAGTTTAATAGATGTAGTTTTTGCTGTTAAATTTGCAGTAGTATCTGCAGAGTCAATAACCTCATACGCTTTTTTAATTAAAGATGAAAAATGCTGGTCTGCACCAGCAAGTGCTTCTTTTGCACGAGCATGGATTGCCTGATTATTGGCAGCCATGACTCTCCAGTCAGTAAGGAGTTCAGTAACTTTTGTTCTTGGAATATCAAGTATTTTTGAAATCTCTGATGCATCAGATCCTTTTAGGTACTCTGATGCAACCTTATTAACAAGGTCTAAATGATTAACTAACGCTGCTTCGTTTGACACGCTTACCTCTCTTCTTCACTGCCTTAACTCTATCTGGATAGAAAGACCTAGTTGGTCCAGACATATCCTTTAGCATTTGAAAGCAGTCTATCCATTCTACACCATTTTCAGGATTTTTGACTAAACATTGAAACTTAAAAGTAGCCCCATGTTCTCCAGAGATCTTGATTAAATCACCTTTATTTACTTCGTGACCAGTTTCAGTAATCATTGAAAACTTTCTTTCAAACCTATCTGAATAAGCTACTTTCTCTTTAGCCACGTTTTTTAGCCTTTTTTAACAGCAGGTATCCAATCAAATCATCTTCGTCATTATCTCCTGCATACAGCTTTTTATTTTTAATTCTATTTAACTTATCATCAATACGAACATTTAGCTGCTCCATATCATCTGCATCACTAAAGATACGAATAGGATTAAGGGCAGAGTTTCCATATGCTACATTCTTTTCTAGTAACATTTCTGTGATATCTAAACAGGCAG